CGTCCAAACACAAGGCTACCCCGATACATACCAGCAAATCGGCGTTCTTACAGCACCCGGTGGCACAAATATGTCCGCCTCCCCCAATCGTACAATACTACCCTTATTTGGTCGTAAACTCACAACCAACCGAGACCGCTGGAACTACTATACCCGTACCGACGGAATGAATCCCGTACAGGTCCCATTACAATTCAAACGCCGTAATTGCGATGACGACAACGGATGTGACGAAATTATTACCGGTGACTCCGTCGGTGTACCTATATTAGGGCAATCGTACACCGCAAACGTCTTCCGCTACGCTACCCCTCGCTATTTACCCGTATAGTTGGTAGTCAGTTGGGAGGTCGTACTAAAAACCATAGGAAAATCAGAGACAGGCACAGGATGAGCGTCCTTGCTGACAACTATTTCTCCTGTAGGGAAACTCCCGCGAATTTTCCCTCAGGCTTGAACCTTGCTACGATTCCTGATAGTCCTACAAGTAAATTACGTATAATTTCCAAACTACCTGGTCCAGGAAATTATACGGGTCCCGTCGATTTCTTCTTCAACATCAACGAAAATCCAACAACATCCATACATTTCAACGGATATATGTATAATTTAGCCCAATCGTATCTATGTATTCCTGGCGTACATAAAATTGCGCGTGAAACAAAAGTATGTGATGCCGAACTTGTTATCATATACAATCCTTCTCAATCCTCAAGTACTACTCAATTACCTATTATGATGTGTATTCCTGTTGAATCAGGCATTCGCATGAATCCGCAATCTATAAAATACTTTGCTACCCTCGGTACCGGTGTAACAGGCAATCGCCCTACGCTTGGCTCTATTTTAGGACCTAAACCAACCTTTCTTGCCTATAACGGATTCAACTTTATGCTACGATTAAGCACAACCGATACACTCAAATCCTGTAATGATATTCCTGTATCTCCGACAAATGTTATGAAATATCTGGTGTGTCAGAATTCAATTGGTATGACGGTTGCCGATTTTGACCGGTTTAATGCACAACTTGCGCGAAAGCCTCGCCCCGCTGGTGCGAATCAATACGCGCCGCTCGAACAACTTGTCAAACCGCCCACCTGTATGAATGATCCCTCTACGGCGCGCTTCACCCAACTTACAACACGTATTACAAACGTCGTCATTGAGGCGGGAGACGCTATTGCGCCGGCAATTGTGAAAAATTCCAAAGGTATTCCTATTAATTCTATGACGTGTAACCGTATTCGTCCTGGTGGTGGCGGCACTCCTCGTATTGATAGGACGGGGGCTGGTGGTGGCAAAACAACTCTTGCCCAGGAGCTCTCGAAGACCCAAAACGACTTGAAAACAATGGATTTAGGGCAAATAGACCCCGGTATAGCAGGAACAGCGCCCACACAAATAGAGCCTGGTGATGTTGAACGTGGCTTGAGTATATTTTTTGGTATTTTATTGGGTCTTGTGGTCTGTGCGGCTATTGCGTATTTCATCCAACGTTTCGTATATGGTAATTACGTTGATGTTTTGATACACAAAGAATGGGACATAAGTTCGAAGCATGCGGGAATTTCACTTCCCAGTATATCTAATATTCCTAAAATGTTATGTCCCAACCCGTAATAAGAGATAGGCGAAATGAGCGAAATGAGCGAAATGAGCGAAACAGGCGGACGAACATGTAACAAGCCGCTCGAAGAAGATATTGATTATTATCTACAAAAAGGTGCCCCACACTGCGACGATCCTGTTACAGGTGCCGAATCTGCCGGATATGCGCCTGTGCTTGCTGACAATGAAGAAGAAACTGCATTAAAGTGCTATAAACTCGACGAAGACGAGGATATTATTGGTGATAAAGTTTATATTGACGGCGACGGACGACCCCCGCCCATGACCCATATGATGAAAATGCAAAATGCTATCAATAATCTAAATCCCCAGAATCAAAATCCCGGTATACAGCCAGGCGATATAGAAAGGGTAGGAAGTTACTTTTTGGCAATCGGTGTTGTGCTCATACTCATATGTACTATACTTTACTATGCGCTGTTTGTGTATAGTCAACCCCACGGCTCTTTCTGGCTATTTGTAAAGAACTGGTCTATTAAAATGCCTCGTTGGTGGTGGTGCCCGCCTGCCAATCAAAATCCAACGAAATAGTAAGGTAGTCGGATGAACTCTAAATGGATTCCTTTCGTGTTCGTATTTGCTATTCTTGCAGCAGTTCTTACGATTGTTCTCCGTGACGATAAGTCGCTCATTAGCAAGTGCGTCCAGATGATGTCGCGCTCGATTGAAGGGTTCGCATCGCCCTTACTTGACAATCCGCGCTGCCCTACAGGCGGCTACAACTTCTTTACCGACAAGCGCGGTGAAAGTTTCTGCTGCCGCGGCGCAATTAATCCCTACACTCATACGTGCGAAGTTGCCGATGAGTCGGCACTCTGTGCGTTCCGTCCTAATACAGTTGACCCGCGTAACCGGCACCACATTCTACCCCTCTGCTCCTCCCTGATTATGGATAATCATACAACAAAACAGGCATCTTGCCCCGGTTCCTTACCAAATTACGCCAGTATTGGAAAATGCTGCTTGAATAATCCTGATATGGATGATTACGATTGTACCGCGGCTGACAATGCCGATAAGTCCAACTACTGTAAACTGGCGGGTCCGCTTGCCGACGGCGAGCAACTCTGCGGTGCTATCACAATGATGGCAACGGCTGCGTGCCCCAAAGAGATTCCAGGGGTTGTTTTATATAAGACAGGGGCGCGTGAATCTGCCGCTTACGGTGCGGCTGCCGGCGGCGTTGGCGTACCTGTATGTATGGGAATGGATAACCTTTGTATTCCTGACTCTGCGATTTCTTACTTACAAGGCGCTACCGGACTCTACAAAGATAAAAATATTCCAAACTGGGCGTACTCCTGCTCTGGTTGGTCCAAGGTCAACGTCGCGAAAGATAAGACCGTTATGCTAGACAAATCGTATATTGGTCCCGCGGCGCCGTAATACGGTTTTTTTACTTTCTAGATTAGAATGTCGTATACGGGTTCTAATCTATGTTATCCGTCTGCAACTCTATTACCTATATGCGAAACATGTAAAGGAGAGGGTACAGTTTATCCGCTTGTCAAAAAAGAGTGCCCACTATGTCAAGGAAAGATGCCTCGGTGCCATGAATGTGGTGGCTGCAGTTACGTTCATATTATTGAACCTACCAAATGTGAAGAGTGCCAAGGAGTTGGACGAGCGTTTCGTAGAACGTTGGCTCCTTCAACGACTTCACCATAAACTCACCGTTGCCTGCGTCAAGATGGTAGCCAAACCGCTCATAATAATTACGTACGCCCACGCCCGAAATGACTGCCAGTCTATCGTATCCTTCATACTTCGCAAGATTCTCTGCCGCTACAAGGAGTCGTTGACCGATACCTAGATGTTGGGCTATAGGGGTGTTACCACTCTTACCGTTTTTTGCCTGGTCGCCGACCGCAAATGTTCTGCCATAGACGTGAAGCTCACGGATTAGGGCGGTGTTAGCGAGCTCAGGAAATACATTGTGTGTTGTGGAATATTGGGGAATACGAAGGCGTAGAAAGCCAAATAGTACTTTTTCGTCAGGCGACTCCCACGAAATAAAGTACTCCGTTCCATTCTGGGCTGAATATGTACGAACTACGAGTTTGCCGGTGGCTGGGTCGGCGTCGTGGCGCCCTGCCTCTCTACAACGAATACAGCGGCAGGTGAGACCGCGGTCACTCATTGCTTTCTGGAAATCTTGGCGCTGCGAGCTTGTCTTCACGCCCGCTACAATATACTGATTCGGAATATCTCGTACAATACGGTTATTGCGAATCCATGGATGGACGCGGGTTTTCCAATAGATAATAACGTCTTCCAGGTCCTTGTCTGGGTAAGGGACATAAGTACCCGCTTTGTAATCCTCCAAAATCTTTGTGAACGGTGTTGTTTCGCAAGGATACACCTTTACCTGGTCTGGATGAAGACTTGTGAGGACCACGTCCATCATTGCCTTGTCTTTATCTGGAGTGGCGCCTGGTAAGTTTGGCATAATATGAATATCCACCTTGAAGCAACTATCGCGCAGTAGGGTTAGAGCATTTACGGTGTGCTTATGGCTACAGCCCCTATTCACTTGTCTTAGGATTTCATCATCCGTATGCTGAATGCCAATTTGGACCCGTGTGACACCCCATCGGCGGAAATGCTGGAGCTCTTCTGGGGTGATACAATCCGGTCGTGTCTCAACTGTAACACCAATCACACGGTGCTGGCTATTTGTATTGATTTGCTTCTCCTGAGCGAGTGTGAATGGCTCTCTTGGCGGATCGTCAACATCCGCACAAATATTTGCCGCATAAAATATATCTCGCATATACTGTTCTAGGTAATCTTTGGGGTATGAGTGAATCGTGCCACCTAAGATGAGAACTTCAAATTTATCGGTCGGATGTCCGTTTACCTGGTACGCTTTGATGCGCGCAAGCATTTGCTTGACGCAATCAAAGCCAGTTTGGTTCGCACGTAGAACGCCTGGCTCGCCGAAAAGGTACGACCGCGGCTGCCCTGGCTCATTCGGACAGTAATTACAATTCCACTTACATGTGAACTTCTGTCCGTTGGGATAGGGTGAAAGGAAGATGGTGACGACGGAAACACCCGAAACACCTCGGCAGCGACTAGTAATCAGTGCATTCTCCAAGAGATGGTTCCGCTTCATGAGTCCTAACTCTTGCTCGGCAAGGTACACTTGGGTAAAATGCCGCGGCTTAATACTGATATGATGTTTCCTTTGGAGCTCACGAAATACTTGTTCTTTAGGGATGCCCTGCTCTAACAGCTCAAGCATCTCGTAAAGGATCGGACGTAGGATGTCTTGTTGGCTTACGGGCATTGTTAAATCTCGCCATTTATAATCAATAGGTAGGGATTTACAGTAATCTTCAATGTCGGTGATAAGGGTTCCATTCTGTGCGTGTTCCATTCTGTTGCGGTGTGTTTTACGGTGAAAAAGAGTTTCAATTTTTTTATGGGTTTAAAAGCCACCACGGAGCCGCAGAACCAGGTGGAGCGTAGACTCCTTCTGGATGTTGTAGTCGCTGAGTGTGCGACCGTCCTCTAGCTGCTTGCCGGCAAAGATAAGGCGCTGCTGATCGGGCGGAATGCCTTCCTTGTCCTGAATCTTCGCCTTGACACCTTCAATCGTATCCGATGGCTCAACATCTAGCGTAATCGTCTTGCCGGTTAGCGTTTTCACAAAGATCTGCATTGTGAGAATGCTGTCTGCTATAGCGGCTGGGCTAGATGTCAATTTTTATGATGTTTGATGAAAAAAATGAAACCATTGGTTGCGTTTTTTCCTAAGTTATCTAACAAAGTTGTGTTATGCCTCGGTGGGTTGATTGTAAGCACTGTAAGGGGCAGGGGTGGCTCTATCCATCCACCAAAGAGTGGTGCCGCACCTGCGACAATGACTCGGTAAAGAAGGTGGTATGCGACCGATGCCGCGGGAAAGGGTGGGAGATGATTGTAGAATCAGTAATGTGCTGTGATTGTAATGGGGACGGTCGGCGCCTTGTTGATGAGCCGCGTCAGCGCCGCTAATTTGGCGGCGTTGTAATAAATTTCACGATCTTTTTAATCCACGCACCAACTTTTATTACAAAATTCGTGCGTTGCGGGGTGGGGAACTCGTAATACGTATTTGTTTTTACGTTTCCGTCTGCCAACTTTAACGGTGTATATTCCATCTATTTACTTACGTGATTGAGTGCGCTTCGCTTTACGTG